CTTTTGTACTTGTTGTGTTATACTACGAACGATCCATCTGCTCAAAGAAAACAGTTTTTTGCGGATTCCAAAGATGCTTTGAAGGACTATCTTTGAGCAGAGTGATTAGCGAATTTAACGAGTGGTTTGATGCTGACTATGCAAGTACATCCTCACGAAATATTAACCAGAGCTTTGCGCATGATGAGTTATGTAATGATCGACCTATTATTGGAGCTTATTCTTACGCAGGGTATGGGCATGCGGTTGTAATTTGCGGAGTAAACGAAAATTTTGGTTCCTATGCATTTATGGACCCGGCAGTTGGAGATTATTGTGCTGGCGTAATATACAACACGTCGGGGGACTGGTCTTTTGTCAACGAAAGTAGCGGACATAGGTTTACAATGCAAGGGTACGGTTATTATGCTGGCTAATCCAGCTTGAGAGGTGCGAATAAATGAAACGCTTACGCATTTTCGGAGCAAGTGTATTGTTACTGGTCCTGTTTGGGGTTGCGGCTTCACTTTATTCTCACATTTCAAGAATTGCATATTATGACTTTCCGTTTGCTAAAGTAGATATTGACCGAATTGAATTCCGCAGTATTCTTGATAACGAGGAAGTTATTTTAAATGACTCAGAAGAAATAGAGCGCCTATATAATCTGCTTACAAAAATGCGAATTAGTGAGGATCTTCTTGAGCCTTCCCAGAATACTTTATTACTTGGAAATCAGGGCTTCGCAATAAAAATACATACAGTTTCTGGGAATGAATACATATACCAATACGATCAACATGACCGTACTGCTTCTGGCGGTTCTGGCATCTTTGATGATGGCAATAGCAAATACTCCGTAGAAAAACTTGACTTAACAAGGATATGGTTGGATTTCCAGAAACTTAATTCAGATTCTATGTCATAATGTATTAGCGGTCATTATTATCAACACAAGAGCAGGCTGAGATTTGTCTCAGCCCGCTCTCGTAAACGTATTTCGCCTTTTAACTCAAAGCATCATAAAATTTTGGATATTGTCAAGGACTTTTCGCAAATTTGGTCCCGTCAAGATTTATGCGCAAAATTGTTGGTCCCGTCAAGATTTATGCGCAAAATTGTTTGCAGGCTCCGGCTGAATGAAGTCAGCCGGCAATAGAGGCATCGTCCATGGCCGCCTCCAGATGCTTCATGTTCATGTAAACTTGGGATCAGAGTATAAAAATAAGTCGAGGGAATTTCCCTCGACTTACTTTTTTCGTGCCCTGTACCGACCAGTCTGCTCCATAGGTCACATTGTGTACCTGTGAACATGAACCGTTGAGATTACAGGGTTTTGTGTGGCGGAGAAGGAGGGATTCGAACCCTCGAGACCCTTTAGGAGCCTACATGATTTCCAATCATGCGCCCTCGACCAACTAGGCGACTTCTCCATAGCTGTGTCCAGCGCTTTTCCGCTATGCACTTGTTGTCTTGAACAGACAGCGATATTATTATAACAGAGACTTTAAAAAAGTCAAGCCCTTTTCTGTATTTCTCTTGAGAAGAAAAAGTCAAGCAAAAAATGCCGTGCTTTTTCAACAAACTATTCTGCGTTATTTTGTGCATTTTGGGCAGCACGAAAAGGCCACCCGCCAAAGTCCCGCCGGTAGCCTATGCTTTATCGTGTTATTTCCGTGCTATTTTCGTGTGTTATGCGTGCGTTTTTCTCTTAAATATGAACGAGCGGGAGCAGCACGCCCTCCGCCGCCATCCACTCGGCCAGCGCCGTGTTCGCACAGCGCCCGCCTAAAACCATTCGCGGGTAGTTGTTCATCCAGATTTGGATTTGCTTGATCTCCGCCTGCGATACCTCGGAGAGCTTCGTCCCTTTCGGGAGCCACCGCCGAATAAGGCTGTTCGCGTTCTCGTTGCTGCCTCGCTCGAAGGCGCTGTACGGATGGCAATAGTATATGTGCGTCCGCGCCCGCTTTGTCAGGCATGACCGCTCCATGCCCTCGCAGTCTGCGAACTCGCTGCCATTGTCCACGGTGATCGTGCGGAATATCCGACGGAACAGCCGCGACCCCAGCTTCCTTTCCAGCCTGTCCAGCGACCGGACGACGCTCTGAGTAGTGCCGTCCGGCATTTTTATGATGATCTCCTGGCGGAACATCCGCTCCGTCAGCACCAGGAGCCGGGCCGCGTCCTTCTTGCAGGATACCACCGTGTCCATCTCCCAGTCTCCGGGCATCGCTCGTTCCGCGATCTCCTCCGGGCGGTCTTCGATGCTGTCGCCCTGTGGAAGGTGCGCGGCCCGGACCTTCCGATACCCCTTGTTTTTCTTCTTCCCCTTGCGCGGCAGGTTCTTGTTCGTCACGCCCAGGAACACGCCCTTGGTGATGTAGGAATACAGCGTCCACTTGGAGAGCGTCACGGAGAAGGTCAGCCGCTCCTCCTTGATCTTCAACAGGACCGCCTCCGGCGAATACCGTTCCTCCACGATCTTCTGCTCGATGTATTCCGCCAGCTTGTAGTCGTTGCCCAGTTTCAGCGCCGGACCCTTGGCCGCGAGGTTGGCCCGGTACTTGTTCTCCGCCACATCCGGGCAGTAGATTTCCCGGTCGATCAGCTCCGTCGTGCGCTGGACCGTCTTTCCGCGCTTGATCTCCCGGTAGATGGTGGTACTGTCCACGTGCAGCGCCGCCGCGATCTCCTTTACCTTGTGGCCTTCCTTCAACATTCTTTCAATTTTCAGCCGGTCCTTCCACCGCAGATGGGAAAATCTCCGTCCTTTTTCGCTGCTCATTGTGGGCACTCCCTTCTTTTTTCGGGGATAATAACCCATAAAAGCGCAGAATGTCAAGCGCTCAGAGCGCCGCAAAAAGAAATGCCGTAGGCTTTAAGCCTACGGCATAATTATTTTTCTTCCTCGTCCATCAACCAGTCCGAGGTGACGCCCAGCACCTCCGCCAGGGCGCGCAGCTCGTAGTCCTGCACCATGCGGCTCCCACTTTCGATGCGGCTTATGGCGTCCTGTTCCAGGATAACGCCCGTGGTCTGCACCTTCGCCGCCAAGTCCGCCTGTGTCATACGCTTCTTCGTTCTCATTTGCCGGACCCGCTCGCCAGATACATTTCGCCGTCCGTCCAGATTGATGATCTTCAAGTGTTCGCCTCTCCTCGCTATGTGATATTCCCATATTTTATTTGACTTTACCATATTCTCTGATATTCTTATGGTAATATCCCATAAATGCGCAAAAATATAAAAATTGTGGAGGGGAGAACATGGGCCTATTCTCATTTCGTAAGCCCCCGGCGCGTGTCAACAGCTCCGGCATCGTCCCACACACCGCCGATCTGCTGTATCCCGCCGCGCTTCCGGCCTTCGCAGAGATCGCGTCAGACGAGCACCGCGACCCCAGGGCGGTTTTCTACACCATCCGCTTCATGGACCCACAGCGCTCACGCCCATTCACGCCGGATGTGCTGGACGCCTCAGACTTCGGCAGTAAGGCAGAGGTCCGGCGCGTTCTGGTCCGACGTGGCTTCGTGCAGAACGCGGACGCAGGGCAGACGCTTTCCGTGCTCTACACGAAGGACGCCATGAAGGAGCTTCTGCGCAAGCGCGGCCTTTCGGTCGGCGGCACCAAGGAGCAGCAGGCCGCCCGGCTTCTGGCCGACGGCTTCCGTATCAGCCCCAGCCGCAGACTGTTGGAGTTGACCGCCTCCGGTTCCGCGCTGATCGCGGCCCACGGCGTCAACCTGTCCGAGGCTATCCGCCGGGCCACGCTGGCTTTGAAGGAGCCGGACTACCCCGGAGCCGTCGCCGCATACCGTGACTATGACAGCCGGTGGGGCTATGTTCACCCCTCCGGCAAGACCCACACCATCTTCGCAAGCTATGATGTTCCATTCCGCCGCCTCGACTTTCTCGCGGGCTACCCCATGCGTGAGCTGTGCAACTCCGAAGACTTCCGCCGTACCCTCCGGGCCTGCCTGATTGCCGGGCTGATGCGAGGGGAGCAGGAGCGCACGGAGCTTGCCTTCCGCTTCAAGGAGGTGTGCCAGGAGCAGATCGTGTGCCCCGGCATTGTGGACCTGTTCACCATGGACGACTTCGACGGCAGCACCGCCGCCGCGATGCGTGAAGCCATGGAGCAGAACGTCGCAGCGGACAGCGATTTCACTCTGGAATATTATATCTCGCACGTGCTGTACCTGAGCAGGCGCGCCTAAACAAAAATCCCCCGGCAGATGTCTGTTCTCTGGACCTCCGCCGGGGGATTTCTCACTTATTCGTTATTTTTCTTGATCTGACCGAGCGCTTCTTTCAGCTTGTCGAAGCCGAACATGGCAGCGTAGGCCACCGCGAAGCCCACCACAACGGCGGCGGCAACGTAATACCACATGACGGCGTAGCCCATGAAGGCCATATACCCGAAGAAGGCCACCAGCGTCAGCACCATGGCGACGATGATCGCCAGCAGGTTCGTGGGCATCTTCTCCCACGTTGCCCGTTTCAGGACCTCCACGATGATGTTGGTCAGCACGGTCAGCACGCCGATGATGGCGACGATGGCCGAAATATTGAGTGTCAGTTCCATAAACGTCTTCCTCTCTTATTTGGCAGGCATCTTCAACACCTGCCCGACATGGATGATCTCAGAAGTCAGGCCGTTCAGGCGCATGATCTCCTTGTAGCGGCTCCCACTTCCGAGATAGGTACTTGCCA